ACGACGCCCTCGCCTACAGCGCCGAGACGGCCGCCGACGTGGCCGCCGAGGCCGCCTAACCATCACACCACACGGGCGGCGCCCATGGCCGCCCACACTTAACTACACTGGAGTACACACTATGACGACTGCAACCACACTTGACCTAACCGCTGACGTTATCGACGTTCGCGACATCATCGCCCGTTATGAGGAGCTCGCCGCTGACATGCCAGAAGGTACAGATGCGGCCATGTACGAATGGCTAGACGCTAACCCCGAACTCCGACAACTGTCGGCCATTCTCGCCGAGCTCGCAGGGTACGGCGGCGATGAACAATGGCGCGGCGACTGGTACCCCATCACGTTGATCGACGACGCCTATTTCGTGGACTACGTGCAAGATATGCTCGCCGATTGCGGCGAGGTGCCGCGCGACCTACCGCACTACATCGAAATAGACTGGCGCGCCACGGCGCGCAACGTACAGACGGATTACTCGTCCGTTGAAATCGACGGCCGCACGTACTGGTACCGCTAACATGGACGGCCAACGATACGTAGTCCTAACCCTGTGCGGCCACCATTACGAAAACGTCTGGGAGCTCGACGGCGAGCCCGAGACGTTCGAGAGCGCCGGCGAGGCTGAGGCCGCATTGGCCGAACACTTGCGCGAGTGCCAATGGGCCGTAGACGCCGGACACCTCGACGACGCGCCCACCCGCGACCAATTCCACGTCGCGCCGTACGTGGGCGAGGTGGCCGCATGAGTAGCTACCGCGACGCTATCGAGCGTTACATGGATGAAGGCCTACGCCGTCACGCCGCCGAAATCGAGGCGGCGTTGGATGACATCGGCCAACAACCAAAACGCCGCTCGTATCTGTGGATGAGCCCGCGCGACCCTGCCTATCCATTTGATGATGACGACACGACAACTAACCAACTAACTGGAGACACTAGACTATGAAAACTGCAATCATCGCGGCCGTACTGGCCGCTACACTCACCACGGCCACCCACGCCGACACGTTCGCCACGGCGGCCGTTAAAGGTGAGCCCAAAGGCAAGACGATCCTCACGACCGACGCATGCACACTGGCGCTCGACCCTGTGGCGCTAGGCACCACAGCCGGCAACCTAGCCGGCATGCGCCGCGCGTTCTACTACACAGACGCCGGCGCGACTGAAGAAGGATGCTGGAGGCACGACGCGGGCACGGTACTGCTAGCGTGGCCGGCATCTAAACTGCTGCGCCGTTGGCCGATTGCTAACTTCAAGCTCGCCGAGCGCAAGTCCGACGCGTGGGAGGTGCTGCGATGAGCGGCAAGCGTTGGGTCATTCAATACACCATCGGCGGCCCGGAGTACGAGGGCCGCTATCTAACACTCGACCGTGACGCTGAGGGCGCCTACACGGGCACGTCACGCCCGGTCGAGCGTGTCGAGGACGCGCTACGGATGACGCAGAGCCAAGCCGACGCGATCGTGGCGCTGGCCTTGGGCTGCAAGGCGATCGAGCTACCGGAGGGCGTCGCGTGAGCCGGTGGTTCGCGTGGCTGAGGGGCGTGCTGCACCGGCTCGACGCCGCACGGCGTGACGAGTGGCGCCGCGTGCCGCCGCCCAATTGGGCGTGCAGCCGTCGGCGTTGGGGTGGTGACTACTGGTGAGGACCATAACTATGGACATACGCATGACGTTCGATGAGTGGGACGCGTTCCAACGTGACATGGGCCGGCCGGCTGATCCATTTGAGAGTAAGCCGCCTATAGACCCTGAGACCATGTACCGAGCGCCCGAGAGTCGCTTGGAGCGCGCCTGTAGGCTGACCAAAGAGGAGCTCGATGCGGTAATGGCTGAGTACAACGCGTGGCCCTATGGGAGCGACAGTACGCACGCCGAGGCTGACAGTACGCCCGACGCGATCAACCCAGACCATTACAAGGTGGGCGGTATTGAGACGATCGACTACATGCGCGCTAAGAGCACGCCCGAGGAGTTCGAGGGCTACTTGCGCCTATCGGCGCTCAAGTACCTCTCACGCGTCGGCCATAAGCACGGCGACCACGACGCCGCGCGCGCTGAGGAGTATAGAAAAGCTCTGTGGTTCATTGATCGCCTAGTGCGAGAGGTGGAGCGATGAGCGACAACCTAACGCGTGATGACTACGGCCGCGTGGTGAAGCTTTACACGGAAGCAGTATATAAGCTCCTGCACTACGAGGCCGCGCTACACACCATCGCTAACATGAGCCGCGATCAGTGCGAGGACGCGCACGCGATCGCCAGGCGCGCGCTGCAACGGGTAGACCGTGGCGCGGACAACACTCACTGAGTGGTGGGTTCGGCGCATGTGGCGCTGGATCGACGTGGCGCGCAAGGACGTGCGCCAAGGCAAGGGGCGGCGCTACAAGGCGCCGACCGCCTTGCAGCATGTGACCGCTCGATACAATCAACTAAAGGCCAATAAGCGTGACGTACTTACTCTTGACTATCGGCGCCGCCATCCTCGTTGACTGGTTACTTGACGACTGAGAGCGCGGGCGACTTGTCCTCGGCCATGTGCCGGAGCTCCGACTTGGTGAGGCTCGCAAACTGCGGGTGACAGAACACATGCTTACGTGTCGGCCACTCGCGCGAGTGCAAGCGCCCACAATCGACCCACTCGGCCTCGCGTAGCGCGTGCATGAGCGCCGGCGGTACGACTTTGACGCCCGTAGGCGCGAGGCCTTGCAGCCGATCGCAGATAGCGTAGAAGGGCGAGGCGATCACACCCTTGGCAAAGTCACCTTGCCGCGTGCGGATCATCTCGACTAGGAACGACTCGGCCGTGCTCATGGCCGACTCAATCATAATCATCTTGGCCTCAGTCATCGGCGGCGCGGCGCCTGGGTTGAAGGCCGACACGTCACGGGCATCAAGCCACGCGGTGACAGCTTCAAACCCGCCGGACTTGTACCAGGCCCAAATGCGCTCGGCGTCCTCGGGCGCCATGCGCTCGGCTTCAGACCAGATGACGAACCAGCGCCGATCGTCGCGCGGGAGACTGATCGCCGCGCGCTCGTTTGAGAACGACAGTACAAACACACGGTTAAGCGCGTCGTATGGGTGCATGCCTTTACGGTTGACCGAGAGCAACTCAGGCGGCGCGGCGATGACGGGCTTCAAACTATTCTCAAGCGCCCGCCGGTCGCGCGCCTCGGCCTGTCTGAGTTCATTGATAACGATAACTTCAGACTCCAGCGCATAGCCCCACTGCGAATTTAATTCCTCGTTTTTGACGATGGCGACGTTGACGTGCGTGTTGCCTCCGATCGACCACAGGAACGGCGCCCAGAGCGTGTCCTTGCCACTACCAGGGCGGCCGGCGTGCAGCACGGCGTGGTTGATCTTCTTCTCGGGGTGCTGGCGCTTGTAGGCCATTACGTTAAGCACATGCTCGCGCTCGATAGGGTCGGGGATCATGCGCTCGGCGTGCTGTAGCCAGATGGATACGTCGCCCTCGGCGGCGGTCGGCCGCGCGTCGCGCCAACGGTTGCCGTAGACGAGGCCATTACGGGAGACAAGGATCGACTCGCCGGCGGCGAACGTAACGCCGATCAACGAGTGAGCGCCCATCGCCTGACGGTTCTCGTCAAAGCAGATGGAGGCTTCGATGTTACGGTTCGAGCGGATGCTGCGGCACGGGATGTGACGGAACAGCGCATTGAACGTCTGCCGGCTGATCTCGCGGCGGTCGATCATGTCAAAGTAACTGTCATCGTCTTGGATGTAGGCAAAGCGTTCGTACCATTGCGATCGCTCGACGCGCCCAAGCTCGCGGCGCTCAACCTCCTCGATCACCTTGGCGGCTTCGTCGGGATACTCAGTAGTGGGAGTAATTTTACTCAACGCGGCCTCCATCTTCTTTGCGAGCAGGTCATCGCGCAGACCGTAGCCCGTCTTGGGGCCGCCCTCGGCCTCGACCCATCGCAAAAACTTCTCGCTGTTCCAGTCACCACAGTGACCGTGGAAACAGGTGTAGCTACGGGATACGGGATTGTACCGCCCGCCGGGGTCGCCCGTCGTGTGCGCCGCATGGTTAGGACACACTACGCCGTACCAGCCCTCGCCGTTGGCCTTATCGAGCAGCACCCCGCGCTCGCGGACCCACTCTAGCACCGTGTCGAGGCCATCGTCCTCAAGGTATACGCCGCGTATATACGCCGTATCAACAGGGCCGGGCGTGACGCCCAACGCTTGACAAATATGGGCCAGTGTGTACTCGCGCTCAGGGTGGAACTCGGTCAGGATGGAGGCGAAGTTGTGGCGCCCTTCCTTTAGGTTGATGCTGCCTTCAATGCGAAAATTGCGCACCGGATTGATCGCGCCGGGGTCGGTGTAGCCGGCTTCAGCGATCGCCTTGATCGCCGCGCTGAACTCGCCCTTGGTCGGCTGATCATCGAGGCCGAACGTGTAGCCCCACTGATAGTTGCCGGGGCTCGTCTCCATCTTCCACGTCGGCTCCAGCGGCGGCACTTTGGACTTGGTGCCGACATCATCGAGCACCATGAACGCGACGCGCTCGCAGTTGGCCGCAGAGGCCGAGAGGCCATCGGCCATGCGATCGACGATGAAGCAACCGGTGTTGGCGTACCACGCGCCTTGCGGACGGCGCTGGTAACGGTCGAACAAAGCCGGCGGCCAGGTGTACTTGAGCGTACCGTCGTTGTGTGCAAGCTGCTCGCCGTTACGCATGAGCGGCTTCTGACGGACGAACAGGATAACTTCCCCCTCGGGGGCGATGCT